AATATTGAGCCTGTTCAGTCCGATGAGGTCAGCAGGGATTTAATACGCGGCTATTTAGGCAATTACGAAACACTTTTAAGTAATACCAGAGTAAACGTAAGTTGTGACGTTGAAATGGTTGGAAGTGGCGCAGCCGGAACAGAACCAGCCTATGCACCATTATTAAAGGCTTGTGGTTTAGCAGTCACGACAGTTAGCTCAACAAGTAATACATACGCCCCTGTTAGTGCTTCCTTTGGAAGTGTAACGATATACACAAACATAGACGGTGTAAGGCATAAGGTCACAGGTTGTCGCGGTACTTTTTCAATAAATTGCGAGCTTAATCAAATACCTGTAATTAGTTTTTCTATGACGGGGATCTATAACGCCCCAACAGATACAGCAGCGCCAACTTGTACTTATAACGCTACTAAGCCTTTGTTATTCAAGACAGGTAACACAAGTGCCTTTTCAATCTTTGGTTATTCTGGCGCCTTGCAATCATGGTCGTTTGATATGAATAATGAAACCGTTGTTCGTCAATTGGTCGGAGGTACTCAGGAGGTAATGATTACAGATAGAAAGCCTAGCGGTAGTGCAACAGTAGAAGCGGTGGCTTTATCGGCTCATAACTTCTTTACAGATGCAACTGGAAGTTCAACCGGAACAAATACTTTTTTACATGGAGATACACCAGGTAACAAGATTACGGTGTCCGTTCCCCAGACTGATTTAGGGCAGCCAACTTATGAAGATTCAGACGGCGTTCAGATGTTAAGCCTTCCATTCGTGGCAACACCTACAAGCGCAGGTAATAATGAACTATCAATTGCATACACTTAATTAATTGCTAAAAAGCTAAGCTAGGCTTACATTAATACTTATACGTATTGAAATTATGGCTTTTGTTTTAAAGCAAGGCGACTCTTATAAATGGCCTGTTGTTTATGACATGCCCGTGGATGGTGGCAAACATGAACGCCACACTTTCGACGCGGAATTTAAAAGAATCACTCAATCGCGTATCCGTGAAATGGGTGAACAAATAGAAAAAAATGAAATCACAGAAGCCGATTTAGTAAGTGAAGTTTTATTAGGTTGGGATGGAATCAACGATGAGGATGGAAACGCAATTAAGTATTCACAAAAGGCTCTATCACTTGTTATTGATGTTCCAATGCTTGCAACAAGTATTTCTAAAGCGTTCTTTAATTCAATTGCTGGAGCGAAAAGAAAAAACTAATAGACGCCGCTGAGTACTATTGCAAAGGTGGCGTAATTGATGAAACGCAGAAAGATGCGGAAGTGTTGGGGATTGTCATCCCTGAACTTGAACCGGAAGAAGATTTTTTAGTGTTTGAAGAGAATTGGGCGGCAATTGATTTATTTTTAAAAGTTCAAACGCAATGGAGAGTCGGCGCCCTTGGTAATCTTTGTGGCCTTTGCTATTCAAGCGTAATAGAAACAGCTAAACTATATGCAATACCGAATCTTGTTGAAGTGTTTGAAGATCTTCAAGTTTTAGAAGTAACGGTTATGAGCCTTTTGAATAAAGAGGGTAAAAAATAATGCCTAGAGGTATCCCCGGATCAGGTGGCGGTAATTACGGGATTACCATTAATGCAAAGGTAAAAGGTCAGCAAAATATAAAACGCCTCGGCAATTCAATGCAGGGTGTTCAGGGTTCGGCCAAGAACCTTGCAATGTCATTAAAGGGTTTAGTTGGCCCTTTGGCGGCGTTAGGTAGTGCTGCTGCAATATTTAAAACATTTCAAACAAGCTTTCAAGTTGTAGCAGAAAGGGAGGCAGATTTTGCAACGTTAGCTAATGGATTAAAAAGGGTTAGCACCGATGCACCGAAAGCGGCAAAAGCATTAAGAGGAATCGCTGATGAATTAGGTTTTGAAACTTTATTTGATGAAAAGGCATTTCAGAAAGGTTTTGCGCTTTTAACTAGTTTTAAAAATATTGGTATTGATTCTTATAGCCGAGTAGCAGAAACGGCGGCGGATTTAGCACAGATTAACCAAGTTGATTTAAAAAGTTCTTTCTTACAATTAGCAAAAGCTTTAAGTGATCCAACAAGAGGATTAACGGCTTTATCTCGTTCAGGTGTGATATTCACGGAACAACAAAGAGAAATGATTTTAGCCTTGCATGAATCAGGGCAAGAAATGGAAGCACAAGCCGAAATTCTTAGAATTGTTGAGGGTAGTTATAAGGGTGCAGCAAGGGCAGCGGCGGAAGGGTTAGCGGGTTCGTTTGATTCGTTAGGACAAAAGGTTAGAGATTTTAACGAGGCATTAGGAAGAGCGGCGGAACCGTTACTAGAGCCTTTAGTTGATGCAACAGTTGATTTCTTTGATCTTGTTACTCAAGGCTTAAATGCAATAAGTGGCGATATGGTCATTTTTGCTAAAAATATCGAGACAGCTTTAAAGCCTGTTTTTAAATGGATAATCGAGCAATTAAAAGAAATAGGCAAATTTATTACTGAAACATTTTCTAATATTGCCGATCAACAATTATTAAGCGCGGAACTAGGACCAAAAGAATTTGCTAAACGGCGTAAGGAATTATTTAAACAAGCCGAGTCAATGGCTGATGAGCAATTTGTTCCAAAAGATGTAACAGAAGGTAGAAATTATGGACAAAGAATAAAAGATGCTTTATTGAATCCTTTATCTGTTATTCGACCTGAGCTAATTAAGAAAGAAAATGCGGAAGCTTTGCGAGAATTAAGAGAGGATTTATTTCAAGATTTATTAGAACAAGAAGTACAAAATTTAGGTTTAAAACCTGTTATTCCAGAGTTAAAAGAAGTTAAAGCAGGTTTAAAAGAAAATATAACAACTCTAGAGGGCTTAAAACTAACTTCCGACGAAACAGGCGATTCACTTGATAAAACTTTTGGTCAACAAATGCAAGCTAAATTAAAGACTTTTAAAGATGGTATTAAATCCATACAAGAATCAATGGCTGATGTGGTGATTAAAGGAATAAAAGGGATGGAAGACGCCTTAGTAAATTTTGTAATGACTGGAAAACTTTCATTTAGAGATTTAGCAAATAGCATTATCAAAGACATGATCCGTATTCAAATACAGCAATCAATCACTAAGCCTTTATCAAACTTTTTCAGCAGTTTATTTACTAAAAACGCTAATGGTAATGTTTACGGTCAAAACGGAATTGTACCTTTTGCAAATGGTGGGATAGTTACAAAACCTACTGTGTTCCCTTTTAAAAATGGAATTGGGTTAATGGGTGAAGCTGGCGCCGAAGCAATATTGCCACTAACAAGACGTAATGGAAAACTTGGCGTAGAAGGTGGCGGTAATAATACTTCTGTTGTTGTTAATGTCGATGCGTCAGGTACAGAAGTGCAAGGCGATGAGCAACAGGGAAGGGCGTTAGGTCAATTAATCGCGGCAGCCGTTCAGTCAGAACTGGTTCAACAGTCAAGACCCGGAGGAATCCTTAACCCTGCTTAATTATGGCTACTTTCTCTTATACCCCTAGTTTCCCTGCGACTGAGAACAGCGCACCAATTGTAAGGACAATTGCTTTTGGCGAAGGTTACAGGCAATCTATTCAATTTGGACTTAATCGTGACCCTAAAAACTGGTCTTTAACCTTTGCTAATAGAGACGATACAGAGCGAGACAATATCATTACATTTTTAGAAGCAAGAACAGGGACAGAATCGTTTGATTGGACACCGCCAAGAGGTAGCGCCGGAAAGTTTATTTGTCGTTCATGGTCAACCAATATGCCGAGGTATGGCAGAACAACGATTAATGCAAAATTTGAAGAGGTATTTGAACCCTAATGGCAATACCTGTAAGCGAACTACAAAAAATTAACCCTAGTTCTGTAATAGAGCTATTTACTTTGACGCTTGATAGTACGCTTCACGGTGCTTCTACTGTTTATCGATTTCATAACGGCGCCAATATGAACGCGAATGGTGAAGTTGTTTGGGCTGGTAATGCTTATCAAAGATTTCCTATTGAATGTGAAGGATTTGCATATTCTGGAAAAGGAACCTTGCCAAGACCACGACTTAGGATTTCAAATATTCTTGGAACAATTACAAGTTATATATCAACCGTTAACGCTACAACGGCGGGCAATGATTTAAACGGGGCAAAATTAACAAGAATTAGAACATTAGCTAGATATATTGACGCGGCTAATTTTTCAGGTGGAACCAACCCATTCGGAACGCCGGACCCAAGCGCGGCCTGCCCGAATGAGGAATTTTTTCTAGACCGTAAAACCACAGAAAATAGAGACATTGTTGAATGGGAGTGTTGCGCTGCTTTTGACTTAGTTAATGTTCGTGTTCCTTTACGCCAAGTCACCCGGACAGATTTCCCCGGTGTTGGTACTTTTATTTAATTATGAACTGGA